TTATTTTTGTAAACTTTTGTAAATGCCGACCATTTTTTTGATTAGCTCGGGTCTTGATATGCTTTCCGTCGCGCAAATGCTATCTAAATCATCAGCTAAATCTGGCTTTAGCTTTAGTGTGATTGTCTTGTAGTTTTCTGTAGCGTATCGGTTTGAGTTGTTATTGATTGCTTTTTTGCGGTCTGCGCTTAGTTTGCTGTAGATCATTTATCCTCCTTATTTGTCGCCAAATCTAACCACGCCCAAGCGATACAACGCTCAAAATCGGCGAAGAGTGACAAGTTAAACATATCGTCTAATTGTATATTTTGATTATGTAGTTTAACCGCGCAGAACGGGACTTCGGGTGCATTGCCTTGCCCGCCTACCAGTTTCCATGCCTGTCGATTGTGCCGGCTCTCGCGGCATACCACGAAATTAACGAGATCAGTATGATTAAAATTATCATCCGTTTTGCTGATGACAAACTCGCATAATTTGCTGTGATGTTTGCCCACGCGACAAGTGTATTTTGTGTCAAAAATCCCGCGCAGTTGCCCGTCTAGCATATCTTTTACCCATTGTTTGAGTTGTCCGATTAATTCCGACGGCACCTCACTTTTGGGGCTTTTGCGCGCATGTCCCGTGTCAACTGTGACGTGATAAATATATTGCTCTTTTGTTTTTTGCGGTTGCTGATTGCCAAGTTTGATCTCGCACGGCAGCGTGATGTAGTCATTAAGCGAACCAAGATAGATAATGATTTTTGTTGATTCAAAATGCGGTGTAAAATCCAACTGTTTTGCTTTATCAATGCACAGACTAAACGGGCAGTCCGAGCCGTCCTCAAACACAATATCAATATTGTTTGGATAACCTTGACGCGCCGGTGGCTCAAGCGTCACCGACTTAGCCGTCTCAATATCCGGCAGCCACGCACCCAAGTGCGCGGTCGGCAGAAACAAGCGCAAGGCTTTACTGTGTCGGCTTAAATAAACCAATCCGCGCTGATTGTACTCACTGTGCCAAAAGTTAGTTTCGGCGACATGTCCGTCGCCGTTTTTGCCGTTTGCTATTGTTAGCATAATTTATCCTTTTTTATTTTTTGTCGGTGATTTAATTCGACGTTTATAGCGTACTCAATCTCATCGCAAAAATCCTCAAAACCAAAATCACCCACGCCGTCGCGCTCAAGACAATCAAGCTCCTCGTCTGACAATCCGCGTCCGTAGTTGTTGTGTTGATGTAACTCTACAAGACTGCCGTCATCTCTGCATAAATAACTATTACAATCCGCAAAACAAGACTCAAACAATGTATTGTCGTCTAAATCTAAGTATAATCGGCTATGCGTGCTTCCGCCACAACCGATTAAATAATCGCGATAATAATTAATACTGCGCTATTGTTACCCATATCCAATAATTCTTTTGCTGTCATTTTTATTCTCCTTTGGTTTCTAATTCCCGCCCCTTGCGAGGCGGTGCTTATTATTTAAATGGTATCAGTCCATTTGTCACCGTCTTTGTAGCTGATTTCGCTAACCAACAAACCATTAGCGTTTAGACTATAGATTGTGCCAATTTTTAACACTGTGCCGTAAAACACTTGGCGTCTTGTTGCTTCGCGTTTTGCATCAGCTAAAGTTTTTGCTTTTAATGCTTCGGCTTGACGGTAAGCTTTGCGGTCGTTTGTTTCGGTGAAATAATAAGTTGTCATAATGTTTTCCTCTTCCGCTTTGTTAATCAAGTATAGGCTGCGGTGCGGGGTCCGTCTTGTCTATGTGTTGTATGTTACATAACATACATTTTAAACGCAAGCATTATTTTGTAAAGTTATCGTAAATATTTTTAAAGCCAATAAAAAAGCCCTTTAAATGATGTTTAAAGGGCTTGAAGTTAGAACTTGTAAACTAAATTATCCTCGTACTCGCCGTGATAATTAAGATTAGTCTTAATTGCAATGCGTTGCGCGCCGTCGAACGCTTGCCAGTTATGTACCTTATCCGTCTGCATGTACTCAATAAAGCGCACAAACTCCGATTTAGTCGAGGAGAAGAAGATATACGGCGGTCGGGTGATATTGACTAAGCGCAGGAAGTCGATTAAGTCAAAATAATGCGCCTGCTTGTAGCTCTCTTGTTTAGTGCATAAATAGGGTGGGTCAAGCACAAATAACGTCTTTTTGTCTGCGATAAACTGCGGGAGCAACGTATGAAACGACTCGCTTGTCACCTCAATCCCGTCCAAATAGCCTTCCGCGCGCGGATAGTCGCTTTGACGGATACAACACCAAAAGTCTTTTTTAAAGAGATCATCAAATGTTGCAACCTGCTGCCCGGAAAACAACAACCAGCTTGACAAGCTCGCTAAATCTTTGTAGCCGTCAAATGCGTTAATTGTTGCAATAATCTTAGTTTTGAGGGCTTTGTCTGTAATACGTTTTTGCGACGGCACGTCACGCAATAACGCATGAATTTGCCCACGCAAGCGGTTAATGTCATCAATATGCTTTAACCGTTCGGCATAGCCGTCAAAGTCGTTATAAATCACGCGCGCGGCTGGCTTGAGTTGTTTAGCGGTGTGACTTAATAATCCTGAGCCGCCGAATACATCTACAATCGTCCAGCCCTCACCATCGCCCACGATATGCTCATTTAAAACGGCTTTAAAATGATTTAAAAACATGCGCTTTTGACCCGTAAACGGGAGTGGAGCTTGTTTAAACATCGCGCGCTCCTTGTTTGTCCGGCATTGTAAGTCCTTATTTTGCTTTTTTCCTTTTTTTATCTAAAAGTGCGGTCATTTTTTATTGTGTTTTGAAAGCTAATCTCCTCCTGCGCGCAATATAATATCGGTAAACGCAATCGCGTTATTACGCAACTCGCCGATAGGATTAACCCTGAATCGGATCTCCGTTACATCAGCCGGCAAGTCATCAGTCACCTGTTGCGGATGCCACTCGCTCTTGTCGTAATTACCAAATTGTTGTGATAACAACTCTTTGACTAATCTGTCCCCCACATATAACTGCACGGCAACCGTACAAAGCCCCTTGCGCTGATTATATGAGCCGACTTTATACGACAATGCAAATCGCTTGTATTGTCCTGCTGTCAATGTAAACGCATGATAAATCTCACTATCTGACTTAGCATATGACGATAACATGACGTATTTACCGCCCGGCATATCGTTATCATCATAATGATTAACAAAGTTATTGCCTTTGCTAAATGCTCTGTTATAGTCCCACGCGCTTAATAATTGCATCACGCCAGCAAGCGCAAATTGATAGCCCCACAAGCTCCGCAAGCCGTTTTTGACGCTATATAAGCTAATTTTGTCAAATTGCTCGCCGTCGATTTTTGCCGCGTCCGGATAACTAAACTGCGCCTCACGGGTGGTAATTTTGCGCACAACGTTACCGCCGTCTAATAGCGTAATCTCATAGCTGACGCCATCGCCGAGGAGCGTGCTGTCGTCCGAGTGCGGAATCAGTTTGTCCGCTTGTACGTCGCGGTCGCGGTACGCCCAGCTCAACACAAAAAGGACGGGCTTGCCGTTGTTGAGTTGTTAATGTCAACACCTCGGCTTTGCTCTCATCAAGCGTCTGTTGCGCGGTGCGAGTGAGTAACTTAACGTTAAGTCGCTCATTGACCGTATATTTGCTCTCGTCCGTCCCTGCGGCGAGTAAGTAACACCACGCCACCGCGTCCGCTTTGTGCGCTTGCGGAACGGTATCCGCGCAACCTCGCCCCACGGTCATTGTGCCGGTTTTAAAATCCACGGCATCAATCTTGATAATCTCATCATCAACAATGAGTGCTAACGCGCCCGCAACCGCCGCATAATCGCCCTCAAGCTTGATTTTAATGTTTGTTTGATACGGGCTCACAGGCTCCAGCAATCGCACAAACGGCGTAAATGACCCCGTGGCGGTTTGCGTATAGCCACCGCCCACATCAACAAGCATGTCGTAGCCCACCGAAAGCGCGGTGGGTTGCGCGCCCAACGCCCACACAAAACAATCCGTCGGCTTAACAAACGCGCGCTCTGCGTCCGATAACACAAGCGGCAACACATGATACGGCACCTCAATTAAGCGCGCCTGCTGAATCGGATTGGCGGTATAATCGGGCGGAATGTAAAGGGATTCGCCCTTTTGCGTCGAGTAATTAGCCGCGGGCAAGCCGAATACATCTTGGATACAAGTTGCAATAATTTCGCCGTCGTTGCCGTTTTCAAGTTTGCCCACGCGGAACACCACGTCAACAATATCGCGGTCGGGCAAATTGACGCGCACAACATCACCGGGCTTAAGTTCAGATGCGCGCATATCAAATACAATCTTAAGACGCGTCAATCCGCTTGCCACAAGCTCCAAATCCCGCGCAAGGCGCGCGGCTAAGTCAAACGTCGGCACGCCTTTGTATTCCACCGTTTTGCTTATCACCCCGTGCATGCGCACGGAAGCGATATTATTGGCGATAGCTTGGTCGTCGCGATTGCTTACCGGCTCACGATACTTAACAATCACTTGATTCGGCTGCTTATCCGTTGCGCCGCTGTCATCATCACGCACCGATAAAATCCCGTTGTCGTAATTAAACACCGGTAAATCCTCGGGCTTGTAATCGCGTCGAATAAGCTTAATGGTTTGTTTGCCCGTTTCTACGTTGTCATATTGTGCCGCGCCGATATGATCTACAATTTGCTGGATAAACTCTTTAATCGACGTTTGACGGTTGTAGCGGATACACAAGCCGAATCCCTCTTCATACAACGTATCCGCCGCTTTTTTGTAACTATCCAAATCTAAATCGGATAATTCTTTTTTACCGCCCCAACTCTTATTTGTGGCGCACTCAACTAAGATATGCGCGGGATTCATGGCGTGGATTGCACGCACATTTTCTTCTTGTTCCGGCGTCAACCCTTTAATTTTTAGATTGTCGTTACGCAGCATGATTTTCGCTTTTTCCAGATACCACACCGCGCCGTCATGCCAGCCTTTATCACTGCGCCGCACGCGATAACTGTGTTTTTTTGGGTATGCGTTATAGCAACTAATCAACCCGCTATAAACCGTAGTCACAATGCCGCGAAAGCCCGGAATCTGGTCTTTCTGATCTAATTCGCCCGGAATAATATCGCCGTTTGAAAAAAAACTTATCGCTCTCAAAATATCTCGGTGATCTAATGCGTTTTCCACCGCCAAACACCGCACCGCTTAGATAGGCTGGGTTTAAAATGCCTTTTAGCAGATTAATCAGCATTTGGCTCGGTTTTTGGTCTGGCTCGCCCATTAAGATTTCCATGCGCCCTTGGATTCCGCCTTCGCCGCCCGTATTATCCCCGCCAAATAAATTAGGCTTATTAATAAAAATGGCTTGAGATTGTGTAATTTCGCCCGGCTTACCGACATATGCCGTCTTATCGTCCACGCGGATTTCAACGATCTCGTTGACAGGACCGCGCCCAAGTCCGGAATGAATATCCCAGTAGTAGCGATAACCAACCGTGACCGGTCCACCTTTTTTACCGCCCATTATTTAGTCTCCTTGCGTGCCTCAATCGCCGCACTGACGCATTTACGGGCAAACACACTGCCCGTGTCTAACAGCACAGAAGAATCAATGCCGTGCGCTAAAAAATCGGCATAATCCAACCCCTCACGCACAAAAAACGCCTCCACGCCTGCGGCGCAAAACTCCATGCGGCGCATGTCTTGCATTGTGATAGTGATATTGTCCATAACTTATCCTTTTTTAATCTCAGTTGTGCGATAATTTCCGTATGCCAACACCTGCCAATCCTCAGTCCAACAATCGCCGAAAAATACGCATTGTGGCGTCCCCTCGTCGATTTGCGGAAAATTCCAATCTTTTGCCCCGACCGCCTCGGGGCTGTTGTTTGACTGCTTGCGGGCGGTGGCTTGGCTGACAAGATAGCTGATAGCCACCACGATTACCGCGCGCACGATTGCCCATCCGATTGCTGCCCACATAAATCCCTCCTAAAATACTCTTGAGCCGTCATACGGGGATTTTGTCGGCATATGCGGAATCCCCCCAAAATTAAGCATGTTGTTAAATTTTTTAAGGCACGTTTGCGCCCGCCCGTCGCACCCCGGATAGACTTTAATCACGGTGCCAATGGATAGTTTTTGCGTCCCGCCCATGAGCGTTAATTTATTATGCTCATGCACGGTCACCGCGCGGGTCTCAACCACACCGTCATCCAGCCATTCGATAAATCCCGCATTAAACCAGCCTTGCGGTAAGTTTTGCGGTAAATCCACGGTGATTGATACACCGTCCATCGCAGTGATAGATAATCCTGCTACGGCAAAGTTACCCGGCTTAACTTTGCAATCCGTGTCATAGAGTGTATAAGGGCAGTTGCGACCCCATGTTAAGCGCAATCCGGCGCTTTCCATGGTTTCTGACAAGCCCGCGGAAATCAGTTGCGTAGTTTGGATTTCGGGGCGTTTTGCCTCAATTATCGTGCCAATCCACACAATCCGAATCTCGCTATCCATCCAGTTTAGACGCATGATTGTAAGCGTAACTGTTTGACTTGGCGGAATCCCGCGATATAAGCGCGCCACGGGATTGTTGCTTGGCATTTTGATTGTCACCTTGCCTTCGCCGCTGCGCTTCGCTCGTCGCTCATTGCCACCGCAAGCCACTTCTCGCCGTTAATCTCTAAATCTTGGTCGGCGTCGCAAAATCGCCAGATTTTCTCGTTGTTGCCGCGCACAAATTGATACAAATTCACCGGTTGCCCGTCGGCGATTGAGTGTGTTTTGTCTAAATAGCTCATTGTTTTAAATCCCGTTTAAAGTGCGGTTAAATCTCAAGCTCGTCGCGCAAACCGCGAAAACTTACGCTCACTGTTGCCACCCCGTCCGCGTCGGTGTGATGTACCCAGCTTATGGTGTCGCTATCAAGCCGCGATAGCGTCAAAAAGGAGATTTTTAGTATCTCGCTTTGCTTGATGTGCAGCGTCTCGCCATCTAATGCCAAGCGCTCGGTGTTACTGTCAACTACGGCTGCCGATACAATGCGACGATAAAAAATCCGCCCGTCGGTGCATTCAATTCGCACGTCTTGCCGTCCCGTTTGTTTTTGCAATGCCGCGGTGTAATTAATAAACGCGATGTCTAACGTTTTGCCCAGTAAATCACCCACAGGCGTCACGTCAGTCGCGGACGTTGCAACCCAAATCGCACGCTGACGCCCGCGCAAGTAGTAAAAAAGATTACGCAGCTTGCGTTGCATATCGCGGTCGGACAAAACAAAGCGGTAATTGGTGAGTTGGAATGCCTTGTTTGCGGTGTCTAAGTAATACGGCAAGCCCGTCTCGTTATCTAACCTTTTGATTAATCGCATATATTGCGCGGTGATGTCTTCCGACCACTCCGAGGTCGGTTCAAGCACAGGATGGTTGCGGTAGGTCGGCAAATGCGCAATATCATCTTGCCAGCCGTTATGCTCACTAATTTGCAACCGCACTTGTGCCGTCGCCGCGCCGTCGCTCAATCTCGTCACAATCGGCATATCCGTCAGCACCGCGGCGCGAAGCGGATAAACAAGCGTAAAAGCACGGTCAAAATTGCTGACGATGGCGCGTTTAAGTGTGAGTTTATCCGGTGCAATAGCGGTAATCTCAACCATTTCTTTTTGCGCACCGGCAACTAACAGCGCGCGCCCTTGCACGCTAAAATCCCGCCCTGTGGTGTCTAAATGGATTTCCGCCTTGCCTGCGGTCACAGATTCGGCAAGCCGCGTAGCGTCGGTGTAAATCGGCAGCGACCACACCCGCGAGCCGTAGCCGTAAAGCGCGCTTTCAAAAGCTTGACGCGCCACCGCACTTAACGCCACTTTAAACTCAAAGGTGCGGCGCGGGGATAAGCGGCGCGCAATGCGTTGCTCCGCGCCCGTCACCGATTGATGTACACGGGTCAAAAACTCCAGATTTTCGGTGACGTTATCGCCCCAATCCGGCGCAAACGCCCAATCAGTGGAGCGGGAGCCGGTAATATGTAGCGTAATGGGATTTTTACCTAAAAAATTAAAGGTTACGACGCAATCAATCACCGGCGTGCCCTGCATACCCACTTTAATCGTCCACTTTTTAAGCGCGAGTGCGTTAAATGTCCCTGATGTCGGACCGTTTAACTCAATCCCCTCACCGCCAACCACGGAAACGGAAAGCAATTTGACCGCACTTTTGTTAGCATTCCAGACTTGCACACTGAAAGTCTGCTCCGTTGAGATTGAACCAAGATTGACGATATGAGGGATAACATAAATCCGACTATATAAATCCACATAATAGTTACGCGCGATATGTGCACGAGTCGGCTGTGTTAAGTCTGCTTGTATGCCGTTTGTCAGCTCACCCGCAAGTAATTTGCGTGGGGGCGCAAGAATGCGCTTATCCGCACCGCGATAAGTTGTCAACCCGTCAAGATAACCCGTATCTTTAAGCGCGCCGGATTGTCCTTTTCTTGCTTTAAATGCAGTAATATCAGCCATTTGCGTTACTCAACAATACGATACGCCACGCCTTGCACGCCGGAGTTGTTTTTACCCTCCTCGATATATGCCACATTGCGCGCGTCATACTGTGCACTCGGGATAATCATCCAACGCTCGCCGGTAATCGTCAGGATTTGACGCGGCTGAATGCCGCGCATCGTACACTCGTAACGGTCGGGCAAAATTCCCAAGCGGCGGAATACACCGTCTATACCGTGCGCTATCAAGCTGTGTGGACATGGGATAAGCACTTGACCGAATTTTGATTGGGAGTAATTAACAAGAATCGCGTCCGGGTGATAAGTGCTAACATTTGTAGACATAGATGCGCGCCCGAGTGTCAATATATATTTGCCATAATCGCGTTTATTTAGATCGTTATAGTCATTGACGGCGTTAGGCGCAAAATACCACGGCGACTTTGTATCACCGCCAATTCCGTCTGCGCGTACCACAGCCTGATTGCCATTCGCCCCCGGCGAAAACCCGTAGGCATGGTCGGAATTTTGATAATACGCGTAATTGTTTGTGATATATGTACCGTAAGCATATTGCCCGCCAACGTAGTCTCCCTCTTTATCAAGCGTGCCAATCCCAAAATGGCGGAAACGCTCCGCTTCGATTTGCACAACAACATGTAAATATTGGGCGGTGCAAAAAAAATCATAAGACACATAATTGCCTTTGTGTAACTGTGTTGTCGCAGTATTAACCTCTCCATAAGCGTTAGCGTGTGAGCTGCCCGGTTGCTCCGTGCGGCTCTTATTATTGTTAAATCCGGTATTTGCCAAGGTAAAAAACACATTATTGTTTGTGTTTAAATACAACACCCAAAACCCATCTTTATTATGCAAATAAAGCTCGTTATCCACCGCTTTATCAACCACCCAGCCTTGTGCTTGCGCAAACTCGGCAAGTTTAATCAGCAACTCGTTTAGTGTTTTTGCCGTCCCTGTTTGATACGCCATCTTACGCCCCCGTCTCTATGACAAAGTAATCTTTGGTGCCGACTCTAAATCCGCCGTTAAACACCACGCCACGCCGCCCATCGGCAATCGTGACGTTATCGCCCGCCGCACGTTGCAAGCCGGGAATCCAATACACTCCGTCCATTGCGCTCCATCGATTACCGCCTTGGCTAGATTTGCCGGTGCTAAAAAACTCAACTTGTAATAACGGATAGCTTCCGCCTGCAGATGCCCCCATTTTTGTCATGATTTGCGGCTGCATATAGCCGCTATAAAGATAAAAATTGCCCATCGGATACAAAAACTGAGAGGAGGAATCTGTCGTGATATTTTTGTAGTTTTGCCCGTAAAAATCTCGCCAAGTCTGGTCCGGTGTCATCAGCCAGCAATTACCATAGGACGGATTAACTATCGACGAATGATACTCGTTGGATTGCGAATACCGGATAAAGACTGCACTATTAGTATCGGACACCAATGGCGCGCTGCCCGCAATACAAAGCGGGTATGGATATTCTGTCGGCGGCACGGTTGGCAAAATAAAGCCCAAATACGCACTAGAGCAAACCTGCGAAATACGGGTGACAATTTTGCAACAACGCCCGTCCGCAACGATGTGATACTCAATCGGGCGGCTATCCGCAAACAATGCCACACCCGGCGACGGATTAATCAGCCCGCCGTGGATTGCGGTTGGCGTGACAAAGCTTGGATTAAAAAATGTACCGCCCCAAAAGTTAAGATTGTATGTGTCGGCGGCAATAAGATTTGCTGACGATGCACAAATATAAATATCTTGCTCAATGCCCGTGCCCGTAGATTTCCACGCGATTTGACGGATTTCTTTTTGCGTTGCCGTCGCGGGCAAGGTGCGGTCTAACAACACCGTCCACGCCTGCCCGTTAGCGACAAGCTCCGAGTCGGTGGTTAAAAACGTGTTTAAAATATCAAGCAAATCGCGCTCATTGCGAGCCGTACCGGTTTTGTATGCCATGGTTAACCTTAATTTATCTCTTGTTTGATTGTTTCTTTGTTGGCGCGGATAGCCGTCATAAACGCGCGTTGCCCCGCCGTGGTATTTAGTCCTGCGGTAAACAACTCGGCACTATCAACAACCAAGGTTGGATATTGACCGGTGAGGCGACTGCCTGCGCTTGCCGCTCATCGCCCACATGTTGACTTAATCCCGGCTCACGATAGCGCGGCGCAGCCGGCGCGGAAACTAGACCGCCTGTGGCAAATCTTGGCAGTTGCCCGCGGTTAATGGCGTGCAAAAATCCCAGACCGTAGCGCGACACCGACGCCGCCCGCACCACAAACTCGCCGTTAGATAACCATGCCGGAATAGAATCCGATGTCGCCGTGCCCGGTCCGCTGATATAGCCGCCTGTCGCCGCCGTCACCGCACCCGCCGCACTCCCTGCCGCACCGAACCAACTGCCCACCGCGCTAGAGGCTTGCATGGCAAGCTGTTGGGCCATGGCATTGACAATCGTCAACGCCAGATTTTAATCGCGTCTTTAAGCGTCATGGTGCCTTGTGCCAAGCCCATAATTGAGGTCTGAATCCCTTGGGTTAATCCCTCTTTAAACGCATTTTCAAGGTCGTTGCCGGCGTTTTTAAGCTCTTCGACTTTAATCTTCATGTTGTCAAGCATGGCGCGGGCTTGTTCGCCTTGCGCACCGGGCATTTGCGCCAATTTTTCAAGGGCGGGGATTTGTTTTTCGATTTCCGTCACCGTGTCCGCATACACTTTTTTGAGTTGTTGCTGACCCTCTAAATGACTAATAATCCCCACTTGCACCTGCGCTTGGATTTTCTGCTCTTCGGCGCTTTGGTGCTGATAAATGCGATTCAGCTCGGCTTGGATGCCGTCTGCGTGCGCTTTAGCTTGCTCAAGCGGCAGGATTTTTTAATCAGATTAATCCCGTCAACGTTGCTGTGCTTAGTAAACTCGGTTAAAAGCTTGTTATAACGCCCCTCAATGTCGATTAGATTGGCTTTGACCTCTTGCCCGGTTAAGCGTAAATACTGCACGTTAAGCTCAAGGTTTTTATCCGCCGCGTCGTAAGGTTGTTTTTTGATGACCGGGCGGTTTTAGCTTGTGCCTTGCGGCGGTTCTCGTCCGCTTCGATTTGCGCCGAGTAGGCGAGTGCTTGATTGCGTTGCTCCTCGCTATCCCATTGTGTGTTGTTTATCTTGCGGTCGCGTCTGCCGCGTGCGCTAAGTCCCGCGTCAGCGGCTTGATTACGTAAATTATCTAAATAACTCTCATTGTCCTTGCTTTGTTTAACCCGATCTAACTCGCGATATAAGCCGATCACTTCGTTTATTTTGTTGATAAACGGATCCATGCTTTCGGCGGATTGTCCCGCGCTGTTGCCCAGCGCAATAAACTTGGTGCGCATAGCCTCAAGCTGTTGCACTGCGGTCATGGAGGCGTTAGTTAATTCGTGGCGGATTTTTTGCTCAATCTTATCCAGCTCACCGCCCATGGATTGCATTTCGGCTTCGGATTCTTCAATGGCTTTTTTAAGCAATTCTTGCGCTTCTTTCGCCTCAATCCCGCCCAAGTCTTTTAGCTGTTCCGCCAAGCGTCCGCCTGCTTCCATCGCTGCGTTAAATGCGCTGGTGAGTTGCTGATTGTTTAAATCGGCAAGTTCGCCGGTGGAGCTTGTTAATTGATTAAGCGTACTGCCAAGAGCGGTGATTTTTTTATTTAAACTATCCAGCTCGTCCGCGTTAAAGGCTTTAGCAATATAGCTTTCTTGCCCTAGCTGTAATAATTGGTCGCGCTTGGCAATCAGCTCGTCTAATTGCTTTTTTGCCTCGTCTATCGCTTTGTTGTTAATCTCAACTTGATTTAACCGATCGCCAAAACCGCCTAACTCGCCCAATTTTGTGCGTGCTTCGATGAGCGAGTTGGTTTTGTCAATGTTGGCTTGCACGCTGTTTGTTGTTTGTTGATATTGCGCGTCAAGCTCTTCTTCCTTCGATTTTAAGTAATCGTAAGCCGCGTAAAGACCAATCGCCGCGGTGATTGCAACGCCCGTCCAACCGCCCGCAAAGGCAAGCAATCCGGAGCCAATAATCGCCGCGGTGATTGCAACGCCCGTCCAACCGCCCGCAAAGGCAAGCAATCCGGAGCCAATACTGGTCGCTGCCGCTTTTGCTTTGACTGCCGCAAGCGCGCCGTAGGCTTGCGTTAAGCGTGCCACGGATACGGTTTCGCGGTTGACTGCGCCTGTTGTCACCGTGCTTGCCTGTGCGCCGCGCGCTTGGGCGGCGGTGTTGGCATTAATAGCGAGCGTGTTTGCGCCCCATGCGACGGTTTTTTTAACCAGCGGCGCGATTAAATGCACGCTATATGCCGCACCCGCCACGATTGCGATGTTAGCCAATAATTTAAGATTGCCCGCCAAGCCCGAAATCGCGCCCGCCATGATGGACGAGGCAGAGGTGGTTTTGTCGGTGTTGCCGACAAATTCAAGCCAACTGTTTGATAATTGCGTGACCGCACGCCCAAGGGTGAGCGGCATTTGGTCATATTGTTTTTGGATTTCTTCTTGGGCTTGTTTTGTTGCGCCCAAGATTAACTGCGGCGTAATCTCGCCGTCTTCTGCCATTTTGCGCAGTTCCGCGCGCGTTTTGCCGAGACTTTTTTGCAAAATTTCGAGCAAAATCGGCATCTGCTCGGCGACCGAGTTAAACTCATCACCGCGCAACGCGCCCGACGCCAAGCCCTGCGCTAATTGCACAATCGCCGCTTTCGCTTCTTCTGCGCCTGCGCCGGAAATCGCCGTAATTTGTTGGATGGTGCGGGTAAATTGTAGGAGTTCTGCGCTGTTGGCGTTGTTGCCCATGGCGCGATATAAGCGAGTGTAAAGCTCTGCGGTGGCACTAAACGCCGCGCCGGTGTCGTTTGCAATCTGCATCAGCTCGCTAAACGTCCCTTTTGCCTCGGCGTTAGATTTAGAGACTAAGCGCACGCGGGTTTCGTAGTTTTTGTACTCATCGGCGGCTTGCGTAAAGTTACCCAGCGCAAGCGTGCCAAGCGTAAAGCCTAAAACAAGCGTTTTTAAACGGGATAATTGTTGGCTCACCGCGCCGATTTGCGCGCTTGTTTTCGCCAGTTTATTGTTTGCACGGTCGGCTTCCTGCCCGAGTTTTTGCACGCCTGCCGCGCCTGTTTGCGCGGATTTACCCACGCTTTCAGCGGCTTTCTTGTTGCGCTCAAGCCCACTTTCAAGGGCTTTTAAGTCGGTTAGCGTGTTTTGTAAATCGGTTTTAATTTTTAACGCCAGCGTCAAATTATCTGCCATAACTCACCCAAAAATACTTAAAAAAATGACCGCACTTTATGCGGTCAACTCATCAATATAGCTTTGCGTCTCTTTGCCACTGTTAAATCCGTAAGATACGTCAATCGTTCTCTCCGCCCGCTCTTGCCGGCGACGGATTAAGGATTTTTCGTAAAAAAGTAGCAACTGGCGGGCGGTGTAATCGCCAATCTCCGCAAAATGATGACCGTTCGCCACTAATAACTCTACGATTGCGCCGAGGCTTGGACTTGCTTGTATAGCTCGTCTTTTGTCTTCCGCTCGACAATCGGCTGCACCACCCGACGGGTAAAAAAATCACTGTTGACCGTCCACCAAGCGAGCAATAAATCCTCGCCCTCGCGCGCGTTAAGCCCCTCAACAAACGCAATCGGCTTGTTAATTGAGATAGCGACTAACTCCAGCACGGATTGATAATTCTCAGCTAAACATGCCATTAGCTCATCAACGCTAAAATCCGCTTGCTGATTGCCCATTGTGGCGCGCAACGCATTAATAAACGGCACAAATTTGGCGTTGTGCTGTAATTGCTGTTTGAGCGTGTATTCTTTCACTTCGACTTCTTCACCGCCCACCGTGATTTGCGCAGTGGGAAACAAAATCGCAAGCTCTTTGTTATCAACGTTATCCGTCATTTTCTAGCCCTTAATTAGTCCCCGCGCCGTACGCGGGGATGGTGATTATTTTTTGATTTTGACTACGCGACCGAAGCGACCTAACAAGTCATCGCCTTTTTTAGTCGTATCCGCAAGCACTTTTGCTTTTGCCGTTAACGCCGCCAAAGCATTGTCATTGTTGATTAATGCCAACGCGTCGGTCGGGTTAAAGTTGATTTTGTAAAGCTCCATTAAAACCCATTCGTCTTGCTCCGCGAGGTTGACGCCCTCATAGCGCAAGAATAAATCCTGCGGATTGTCGGTGAGCATTGCTACGTTTTCTACCGCGCCATAGCTGTATGCCACTTCTTTGTCACCGCTTTGCGCTTTCATAAAGTCAATCGTCCCAAAAGTGCGGTCAACCATAAAATCGGTATTTTCGGTTAAGCCTGCAATCGTGACGTTACTCACGTTTTGGTGTGCTAACACAATGCGATCACCGACTTTAATTTCTGCCGGTAATTTTTCGCCCGTCACCGTGCCGGCTTCCACTTTGCTGTCTGCACCCAAAAGTAACAATGCCAAGTTCTCACGGCTCATTTCGTGGAATTTAAGGGATAATTCGCCCGATTTACCGGTAATAATTTTGCGCACTTCTTGACGTTGACCGCTGTAAGATTCTTTGTGCGTAAATTCCTCTACGCTGAGCGACAGACTGGCTTCGGATACATCCCCCACCCAGCGCACGTCTTTAATATCACCGTTGGCTAAACGCGCGGCTAAAAAGATTTTTCCTTGAGCGTAACTATATGTTTCATTTCGCATTTTGTTTGTCCTCTGTGTTTAATTTCGGATTTTTGCGAACAGGTTCGGCAGGCTTGCCGATACCCATATTTAGAATAAATTTGGCGCTTTGCTCATCAACACTAAGCACCTCGCCCGCTTGATATTGCTTGCCCGCATGCTTGTGCGGCGCAAGTAACGTGATTTTAGTTTGTGCCATCATCTCACCCGTTATAGCTCGGTTGCGGCGCTTTAAAATACATGCCGTAAACCGCCACGCCCATGCCGCTTTGCGTATCGGACCACAGGTTTTGCACCGATAACAGCTCAAATGTGCCGCTTGGCGCAATACGACAACGGTGCAATCCTGCGCTTAATTTTTCGACCAGTTGATAAATGCCCGGGTCGTTTTGCCGTTGCCCGTCCAGCACGTTAGCCACCACATACACCGCCCAGCGCGCCTGCACAACGTGCGGATGTTCGCCCGGTACATGCCCGAGCCACACTACATAGGCGGCAGGCGGATTGCGCACAATATGGCGCACGGCGGAATCGTCCCAATGTCCGGGGTGCGTGCCGACTTCGCGCAACTGGTCGCCGCATAGCTCGCGGATTCGCGCTTGTAGGGCTTCACTGGTTTTCGCAATGTTGCTCATCAGATATACCCCGTAGATTTATCACGCGCCCACACCGAGCCTGCGGATTCGATTATCGCCACATTGTCACCCTCGACGGTCTCGCCGCTTTCGGCAATGCCGAGCGAGATTGTCCCGTTCGCCACTTTCTCAAGATAACGTAAGCTATCTTCATAATCGCGGCGCGCCTGATCCGTGGCGCGGTTTTTTTCCAAAAAATAGCGGGCAATGTAGCAACAATGGCGTTCTAACACCGCAGGCACGTTTTTAATCGGCAAGCTATAACGACCGGCAAGATAGCTATCAATGGTCTGCGACGCGTCCTCTAACGCCTCTTGGATTTTTGCACTGTCAAGGGCAAAATCGGGCGTGCGAGCAAGGGTTTTAATATCCTCCGCCCCGTAGCGTTTAATTAGACTTTCTTGCGTGGCGTAGGGCATTACTCACCGCCTTGAGCTTGCTCAAGCAACGCGATTAATTCGGCTTTGGTCGCCGAGGCTTTATACTCAATGCTTAACGCATCAAGCTGTGCCACGGTTAAATCGGCAAGTGATACGCCACCTTCCATCCCTTGTGGTAATGCGTCACCCTTTGGGTTTTCGGATAACAGCCGTTGTTCAGCTTCTTCAATGGTTTCGGTTGGCATTGGATCTTGTGAGCCAAAAACCAAGCGAGGATCAGCTTTAAGTTGCTCGATTTGTGTATCATCAACATCCATAAGTAGATTAGCCCCTTTGAGTAAGCTAAAACCCGCGCGCCGATAGCCGTCTTTATTTGTTTTGTTAAAGACCACCACTTGATATTTTTTAACGTCAGACATCGCATTTTTTCTCCGTTTAAAACTACTTTAAATTGGATTTAAAGTGCGGTTAAAATCCACCGCACTTTTGAAATTTACAGATAATCGGCAACGATTAATGTCAACTTCATGTTTTTAAATTCGTTGTCCACGGCTGCACCGTCTTCTACGCGCAATTCACGCTCCAACAATTTAACCGCTTCTTCTTGCAAGCTTGTCGGCACCACAATGTGAGTCGGCTTAATGCCAAGCTTATGACCGCCGTCACTATGCACCGCGCGCATCGCTTTAATGGCTTTCCATAAGTTCTCGGCGTTTAGTTTGCCTTTCACCGCATGCGCCATCTGCCAGAATCCGTAGCCCACGTTGCAACGGGTGTACACGTTATCCTCAAACACTTTCTGCGCGTTGGCGTCGGTCATTTGCGCCGGCGTTGCAGGTTTGCGCTGTTGGAAGATAAGCGGTTTTAACGCACGGGAACAGTCGAGCAAATACCATGCGCCGTCTGCGGTCACGCTTGTACCGTCATCGGTGATGTTAGATACCGAAGTAGGGCTGGTGCCGTCAGGGTTTGCGCCGACCGGGTGGTCGGTGTCAAAAAAGTATTGTTTGTCGTAGCATTCGGTTGTAAAACCGCCTTTTAACGCGCCAAATACTAATTCGTCAGGCTGTTCGCCAGCGGAGCGACCCAATTCTTCAACAAGCGGGCTATATACGCCGATGTTGTCGTCTTCGATGTCGGTGCGCTTAATTTCTACGCCGCTCGCCCAATCTTTGTTGACAATCGCATAGCCGTGGGATTGGATAGCGGTAATTGCACGTTTACCGATCCATTCGGTCAATTTCGGCATTTGACCCAACCACGCATAAGTGTTGCTTGCGGTTGTGGATTTAATCACCGTTGCGATAGCGGTGTATTGACTTGGGGCTTTTGCCAAGCCGTCTTTAAAGTTTTTACCAAAGCCGGTAAACAGGGCTTTGACGATTTCAGGGGTTACATTAGCCATTATTTAGCGTCCTTTTCTTTTGCAAATTCATCTTCAGTCATGCCTAATAACTGCGCGACTTCTTTTTCGGCGGCGGATAACACGGCGACGCCTTTTTCATTTTTCGCCACGGTCGTGGTTTCGGTTTGTTGCGCCGACAACACTGCAAGCTGAGGGCGAGCGTCAAGCATTGCCGATAACGCCGCCACGCCTTGCTGCTTGCCGAACTCGGTTAAATAATCCACTTCGGATTCAAGCGCGCGCCCCTCGTTGCGGGCTTTTTTAATCGCTTGCTCTACGTCCGCGTCATTGGTTTTTGCCGATAACACCGCAAGCTGTTGCACCGTGGCGTCGTATGTGGCTTTTGGCACATATTGACTTAAATCCACGCCGCTATTGACTTTTGCGCTTAATGTCGCCACTTGCGCTACTACGCGCGCTCGCCACTTCGTCAAACGCATTAAGGGCGGTTTGTGCTTGCTCTTCGGTGATGTCCGCGTCGTCAGCTACAGTCACACCGAGTTTGCCAAGCAGTTGCTTTAACAGATTCATCGCTGTTTTCTCCTGATTTTGGGGTTGATAAAGTTGTGCTGATAGCACCGCTAACCGTTGCATACCGGTTACACCGGGGTCGTTAGTTAACGCCGCCATTCTGATTTCAATCGGTTCGCCGTTTTCGTCGTACGGAAAAACCGCACTTAAAAACGCAAACTCGCCGTTTTTGATATGCTCGCGCGCTTTGTCCGTCCAGCGCGGCTTAATAAACAATCCCTGCCGCGTCTCATCATCAAACCAGCGCATTTCGTCGGCGTTAAACCAGCCCGCGGCTAATACTGCACCGGCTCCGCGTCCTTTTTTGGCTTTAAAAATGGTCTCATGCTCGTAATCTACGAAGATGTCTTGCTTGAGTGCGCACACTCGCTCAATCAAACGCTGCGCAATGGTTGCGTCGATGTACCAAAACGGCACATCCGTCGGCGAGCCGTCACGGGAGCGAAATTCGCCGCTTGGCAACAACTGCTGCCAACCGTCTGCGGTGCTGTGATTGAGTTGTGCGGTTAAGACCGCGATAGGGGTGTCGTGTTCATGGCGCTAATAATGCGCCTTAGAGGGGTTAGAGTGGGTTTGGGGTGTATCGCAAAGAGAGGAGGGCGATTTTAGGATTAATGTAAAACAGGATTAAGATTTGATTTGGGATAGCGTTTAAATGCGTTTAAGTGCGTTTAAATTTTTTGATTAATACGATTTATCAAGTTACGGCATTTAATCGCGTAGCGCGCGTCTTATTGCGTTATTTAAAATCTCTTTGATTTCTTCCACGCCATCTTCAGATATACCCAAAAACGGACGCGCAGACATTTTCTTGGTGCCGAGCTGATGATATTCGCCGTAATGTTCGGCAACGCCAACTGCGGCAAAGTTATCGCCGTAAGCGATATTTAAGCTCCCAGCCAGATCACCGTGTCGCTGTAATATGTTGCCGGTGTAGCCTTTATTATAACGCTGTTTTTTGTATTTTGGCGATAAGTCTCGCCATTTCACACCGTCGGGCGTGCGCTCCATAGCAAACGCGTCTTCCGCGTCTTCCTGCAACACGCTCGCCATTTTGCGGGTTAGTCCGTCAGATTTACCCAACCCACGCAAACGGCTAAATACTTGCCGAATGTGTTGTAGGTCTTTTTCTTCAAATTTTACGTCTAATTCCACTTGACAAGCCCCATATTTATAATTAGATTACGTTTAAACATTGATTTGCGTCAGTTAAATGTAAACTAACAAGTAATTGTCACTGTGGGTTCAACCCCCACCGCAAATCGGGTATAACGGGATAGTTAAACTATCCCGTTTTGTTTTCTACGGTTTCCCCTGCAAGACAACATAATTCCCGCCGTTAATTTCTGCCAAAACGGGTTTATAGTCATTTAATCGGTACGCATTGATCACCGCGTCAAGTTTTTCTTTCGGCTTTATCTTATCTTTTGCCGACGCCTCAACCAATATTTTGACCGTTCTTTCTTGGTTAAAATAGATGATTACGCCTTTTTTGTCCCAAACAACTAAACCGGGATTGGCAATCATTCGGGATATATCGGCATATTCCGCCTCACTTAATCCGACACCACCGGCATGATGTTTCGGGCTATTGGCATGAGCCAACCTTTTTTCGGTCATTACTAATAATCGTTGTGATAACGGTTTACCCGTAATTTAACCCCTTGCGCAATATCCTCTGATACAATACCGGCAGACACATAACGCTCGCTTGCTCCGCGCTTACCTAAATTTGCTTTGACCCAACTCTCAAACGCTTTATGCCGTGCCTCGCTATTATTAATCGCTTGGATAGTTTGTTGGCGTAGTTCGCGGTTTTGCACGTCTAAGATTTTGCGGATCAAAACGTTATCATTTCCTACCGCACTTTTGCCCACGTTGTAGTTCCAGCCTGCGCCTGTGGTCATCGTGCCTTGGTCGGTGGTGATACTGGATACTTTCGCGTGTGTCTCTTCGCCGGTGGCTTTATCTACGCCCGCAAGCGTCCAACTTTCTTTAATTTGCCCGTCGCTATGGCTTACGCTTAACCCAAGCTTATTGAGCCGTCTCTCGCTTAATGCGCGCACACGGCAACGGCAATTCCAATCATTCGGCGGATACATGGTATCCCAAATCGGATCATCATAGCGGTAAACTTTGTTATTTAACGCCAAATGGCTTGCACGAGTGCGACTATCTTGCACTGCAACATATAACCAGTAGGGTTGTTCTTCCGCGTTTGCTATTTGCTCCGCGTAGCGTCCGGCATGATACGCCGCCATTTTGTTGGTACGTAAAATGGTGCGCAAACGGTGCGGACTGCCAAGCTGTATGGTTTGCTCCGTGCCGTTGGTGTTGGATACTTTTGTCTTACCCCACCAGCCAAGGGCTTTCAGTTTCGGCTCAAGGTCGGCGATATAGTCGCGCTCCGGTATGCCTTTTTCTATAGCTTCTTCGGTGGCTTTGCGGATAGTTTCCAACACGTCCATGCGTGTGACTTTCGCTACCGTAAACGCGCGGGCGTGCGCGGATTCTAATTGCTCCTGCCAGTTCCAAGTGATGGTGTATCCCTTAGCTTTGAGATAATCCACCGCAAGTTTGGGCTCCAGCCGTAGCAGATAGCCCATATCCAAATCGTTATCGGTTGGCATATAGTCGCCCCATTAAATCACTGACAAAAATCGCACGGGTGAGCAGTTGCTCAAATTCTTCATCGTCTAAATCGGCGTAAAGTGTAGCAATGCGCTCTTGCGCAAATTCATAGCCGCCCTCATTTAATGCTTGCACGATTGGCTTTAACATTGGATCAATCACCGCTTGATATTGCTCGGCGGTCGGCTCCAAATCGTCAAGTAATGCGTCGGGGTCGCGGTGGATTGCGCTAATTTTCAGCGGGGTAGTTTGCGCCGATAGTACCGCGTTTTTATCTTGCGTCGACTTTTCTGTGCCGTCTTCGGTTGGTGCGGTAGCGGTGGCTGTCGCGCGGGTTAAAATGGTTTCGTTTTCGCCCGCAACCGGAATTTGTAGTTTGTCATGCGCCCATTGCGACGGGATACGCAAGCCCAAATCAACAAGCTTGCCCAATCCCTCACCAAAGGTATTAATGTCCTCACTCTCGGCGGTGTCAAACTCAAAGCGCGGGATTCGGCGCGCGTCGTTGTATGACTTACAATTCAGCGCATACAACGGATAAATCAAGTCGCGGGTGAGTGTGGCTTGCAAGCGTTTTAAATCCGCGTCACGGAGTTCTTGGCGCACTTCGTTGTGTACGTTGCCAAGTGCATTGGTCGAGGTGCGACCGTCCGCTTGGGTGGTTAATGTACCGCCTAAAATAGCCTTGCTCATGGACTTTTCCGCCCACTCAATCATTGCCATAAACTCGTTGGCGTTACCCTCGGCAGCTTTGGCAAACTCAATCTCCATGCCGCGCGGAATAATCCCGCCCGCATTGTGACCGATACTCATCACTGCGCGTAAAAGGGTGTTTTTCTCGTTTTGAGTGGCTCCCTCTGGGTATTTACCCAACCGCAACGGCAATCCGTAAATCTCTAAAAACTCGGCAAAATCGCGCGCCGAATAGTTGCGATAAACAAAAGGCCAGACTAACGTGCGCACAAGACCGATGCGGGATAAATAACCCGTTTTGGATTTCGCAATATGCGTCACCCAACCGAATTTAGCCAACTCTACGCCGTTTTCTGTGCCGTCGCGCAGGCGCAGGCTATTGCGCTCATATTGTGGCGTCATAAACCAAGCGGGGTCGCGCCATTCTACGTTTTTAATCAGTTTCAGTCCGCCGACCAAGCCTTGTTCCCATTTGATTTCTTGGCAACTAAAGCCTTTTAAAATCGCGTCGGTAGCGTCAAAAATACAATCATCCAGCCACACCGCATCGCGTAAGATTTCCTCTAACATTTCCGCGTCGCGCTGTTCCGCCGCGCTTGCGTTCGGCGGCGGTTGAATTTGCCAGTCGATAGTGAGTAACGCACTGCGACGCTTGCCGAGTTCGGATTGTAAGTGCGCGTCTTTTTCTTCCATGTCTTCCGCAAGTTCGCACTGTCCGATTAGATCGCCTGCTTCCGCCGCGCGCAACAATCCTGCCGCTTTTGCAGGCGTTAGCCCGCTTGTCGGGTGTTCGCTATAGTGGCGCGGCAACCACGCCAAACGGCTGTCGTTTTCGGTTTGCGGCGCGTCGTCAAACGTAAACGGGTTGCCGTGGATGTCTAAAATTCTGCTTTGCATAAGTTAAACCTCGTCCCAGTCGGAGCCAAACTGGTTTTTTAAATCATCATTGCCGGCGGAAGAATAAAAAAAACCGCCTTGGGTGTGTTGTTCCGGGTGTTTTTGCGGCAGTGGGGTAAAGTCGATTTCACCGCCCACCATATAGCTTGCCCGCACCGCCATACAATACGCCACCGCACTGTCGCCGTGGCGTTTGCCCGTTTTGCCTTGCGAGCGGTTTTTGTCAATTTTCGGCACACCGTTAATCACAACAATATGCCCCTGATCTAATATGATTTCCTCGTCTTGTGGGATTCGGATTAAATCCGCCTCATATAAGGCTTTATATTTCGGCATCCACTCGCGATACCATTTATCGTTAAGCTGCACGGTCTCAATCATGGACGCGCCGTAGCGTATCAATGCGGACTCCGCTAAATAGCCACCGTTCCCCGTGGCGTCAAATGCCGCGCCGATAAAGCGCGGTAATTGCTTAATCACAAACAACATGATCTGCCGTTGCTGATTGTAGGGGCAGTTGCGGATTTCAAGGGTTAGCTCAACATGGCGAGCGGTATTCAGCAAACACGCGCACACCGCAAACACACTCAAGTCGCCTGCGCGGGCAAAGTCCACGCCAAAGCTGTGGCGTAAATCTTTATTTAAGCCCGCAAGGTGCGGTAATACCTCATCCGTTAGCCATTGTTGGGTGATTTTTTCGCGTTCGCCCTCGGTCCAATCCATAAATTTTGCGTCGCAGTCAAAAGCTAATTTGACTTTTTGACTATCTGCCGCGCGGTCAACCAACGGGCGCGGAATATAACCGCCCGATGACTGTTTCGGCACGCAATAATATTCTTCCAGGGCGTCTTCTTCGGTCGCGGTTTCACGCAATAAGCCCGCTTTCCATTGTTCTTCGATTTCGGGCGACCACGGCTGTTTGCGCACTTGACAAATACGCTGATAAAGCCCCTCACGGCACGCATCATCAAGGGTAATTGTATGTACGGAGTAGGTTTTGCGACCTGCGCGACTGTCTTGTATCAGTTGATTAAATAGATTGTCCACTCCGTTATGCGTGGAGATTAGACGCACTTTTGCGCCCCACATGGTCAGCGCAAGGGCGGCTTTCAAGACTTCGGCAAGCTTTTCGTGGAATGCCGCCTCGTCGATACAGACCACGCCCTGCATACCGCGCAGGTTCTTCGGGTTGGAAGAGAGGGCTTTGATTTTAAAATCCGAGGCAAAATAAATGACGTAAGTCAAAATATCTTTGTCTTCGTCGTCAAAAATTTCTTCTTGGATTTCGCCTGCCGCTTGATTAAAGTTGCTCGCCCACATTGCGCACGCGTCGATAAATTCGCGCGCCATCTCTTTGTTGGAACCGATATAAAAAACGTCAGACCCACCGTCTGACTTCGCTTTGCCTGCAATAAGCACATCATCCGCCGCTTCCGCCCATGTAAGACCGGTACGGCGCGATTTTTCCGCAATTTTTAACTGACTGTTGTCGGCAACCCATCGCTTTTGGTAGCCCAACAACAACTCGGTCGGGCTAAACGGGATAAAATCGGGCAAATTCATCACGCAATCCCCAAGATTTTTTCTTTCAAGCGGTCAACGGTATCCTGTGACAATCCTGCCTGCATCACCACCGCCTCGGCAGTATCGGCGGCAAGTTGCGCCACTTCCTTGCGGATGTCGCGTTCGCGTTTTTCGTTGATGGCTTGCGCTTGCTCAATGCGGTTGGCGACTAATGCGAGCTGATTAATCACTTTTGGATCAACATCATCAAGCTGACCCAATGCCATGGCTTTATCAAATGCAATGGTTTTCACCGCTTCCATCAGCAATTTGCCCACATCCGATTGTGGGGCTTCGCCCAGTTGCTTCGTCCACACCTCAGCCATTTCACGGCTTTCGCGGATTTTGGCGCCCATTTTTTCCATGCGCGAGGCATAACGGTTTAAGCCCGTTTTGCTTAATAATGCGTTTTCGGGCAATCCGCAATCACGGATTAAATCGTTAATTTCCTCAAGGATTTCAGCTTGCGAAAACATTTTATCGCGTAACATCATCGCTAAACGGGTTTTGATGTCCGGCGGTAATAAATCCACTTTTGAGGCACGACCACGGGTAGTTTTATCGCTCATTTAACGCTCCTTTAAACGCCGTTTAAAGCTTTGGCGCAGGGCGTTTTACGCCGTCTGCGATAACACGACCGCATGCCACATCAAGCCCGCGCTGGGTGATTACCGCCACAAAAAATTCACTTTTGCCGGTGTCAATGCGTTTGATTTTGACCAACCCTTGTTCTTCCAACCATAGCAAATGATTACGCACTAAATCGCGGCTGACGTTATGCCCGTAGGCTTCCAGCACGTCTTGCAAAATCGACTCGTTGGCGTCGTAACCGTCCTCGGCGAGCGTGCGTAAAATGACAAGTCGTTGGTCTTTGGTAAAAATATCGTGCATTTTTTATTCCTTTTTATTCAAAACTTTGTCTTCCAGCAATAGCCCCGTCTGGTGGCTAATCGCGCTTAATGTTGCATTGGTTGCTTTGGATTCGCCCTCGATTTTGGTCATCAGTTTTTCTAATGCGGCAAAATCTTTGGCGGTGGGTAAGTTATCCACTTTAATTTCCATTTTTGTTAGCCGCTCATCGTTCTTTTCGATGCTGTCTTGCAGGCTAAACATGTCGCTTTTTTTGGCGTATTTGCTATCCATTTTTAGCCAAAACAGCGTCCCGATTACGCCGAATACGGTCGCAATAATGCTCCAGTTTTTTTGGATAAATATAATAATTTCCATCATCTTTGATTGTCTTCGTGGTCCTGTTGGCAACAAATACAACGCACCGCAAGTGGGTAGGCGCGCAGGCGTTGTATCGGTATCGGTAAGCCGCACTCGCAACAATCGCGCCCGGATAAAGCGATTTGCTCAATCTCATCATCCGATAACGCCGTTTCTAAGTGCGGCGCGAGTTGTAATTCAAGCAACCGCTCGCTTTGTTCGGTCGCTTGGTCTAATGCGTCACTCATGTTTGCTTTTATCTTCCGTGCATAGCTGGCGATACGTTGTGTTATGCGCCAAAATCTGACGCAAGGTCGGCGTCGTATCGTTGACCGAGCCTTTAATTATGGCAAATCCCGCGCAATTATTAATCGGGACGTAAGTCGTTGTTTTCGCGCAACCCGTCAATAATGCTGTCACGATTAAGGCTATTAGCGTTTTCTTCATTTCGTTGTTTCACTTTATAATTTTTAACTTGTTTTTCAGCTACCGCTTTTTCGGTTTTTAGCTGTTCATTTTGTTGTGTCATTTTTTCTAGCGCATCGGCAAGCGCTCGCTCGCGACGGCGCGCTTTTTGCACCCGCCAATACACATAGCCGACCAAAATTAAAACGGCGATAGCAAATCCGCCGAGCATACTTAAATTAATCATAGTTAATCCTCTCTATATCGGTTATTACGATTTAACGCGTTGGCAAAGCCTTTTGTGGCTACGCCACCGCCGCAGAAAATGGCAAATGTCATAAACATTTCGGGCGCATACGGTCGGTCTAAATAGACGCAAAAACACAATATCGCCGCCATAAGTACTGCTCCAGAAAATTGGATAAATGCGGTCGTGGATAGGCGTCCGTTATCGTTTGTAATCAGTTCGTTGATTTTCATCTTGTATCCTTAATTTTGATTTTGCGGTTGGCATAGATAGACCTTATCGCCGACTCTAAATTTACCTAGTGCATCACAGTCCCCGATAAAAGCCGCTTGAGCCAAAACGGCTATCAGACAACAACAAGCGGCGCATAACAACAGCCAACCTACGATTTCCCAATCGGTACTAAGCATAAAAACTCCAACGACGCTAAAAACGAAGATGCCTAATATCATTAGTCCCATGATGTTAGCCCCGATATAAATGCTCAAGATTCACTACTTGCTCGCTATCAAGCCAGCTCCACACGTCAAAACACGGGCAATCTTTCACCCATTCATTGGGCGTAATCGTGCCGTCGTTGTTCAAATCCGGGCTTAAATCGCGATGTCCACAAATGCGAGCGCTGGGATATTCGCTTTCGAGCTTACGCAATAAGCGGTGTAGTGCGTTCCATTGTTTTTCTGCGTATTCGCCGTGGTTTTTGCCGAGTTGGTTAATCCCACCTACAAGACAAATGCCCACCGAGTATTGATTATGTCCCTTAACGTGCGCGCCGATTTCACCAACCATGCGCCCCGTTTCAACGGTGCCGTCAGTGTCGATTACATAGTGATAGCCGATATGGGATAGATGCGGATTAAATTGCTTGGTATAGACGTCGCTACGCTTAAATCCGCGTTGGCGGTGCCATTCGTCCAGCCGTTGTGCGGCGGTTTGTTTTGATGTGCGTAACGCTTTGCCGTTTTGCGTGGCGGAGCAGTGGATCACAATTTTGGTGATGGGTAAAAATAAGTGCATAAAAAAACTCCCTTTAAAGTAGTAAAGGGAGTTTAATAACTAGGAGCTAATGATTGGGTTTAGTGTTTATCACACGTTAATATGGGAGTTCTGGCTGGTGCCGACTTCGGATAAGTTTGCGTTGTTTGCGAATGATTGCATAAATTTGTGGGACGCACAAGCCATAACGCTCGCTTAATTGTTGCACGTTTTTACCGTCAAATTCATCATAAATCGCATAATCGCGCAAGGCTTCTTTCAGTCTGTCGCCGCGCGGTAGATAAATCGCCCGTCCGCCCAAGTAGTGCGAGATAGTCAGCACGCTAGACCACGCCTCGGCAAGCTCACCATCGGGGATATTGTCTAAATTATCAAATAATTCGCCAATTGCGGCGTGGTCGTCTGCGAATAAGTCGTGTTGGTTATCTGTCATTTGCTTGCTCTCCGTTTCCATTGTTTCAAAATCTCTAATAATTGGGTTGCCTCGTAATCGTTCAGGCTTTGCACGTTAAGCTTAATCAGCGCGTGCGGTTGCTTAAACTTGTATTTCATCAGGGTGTTATGCATAAACTTGTTTAACGCCCATTCCGACCCGTCTCGGACAATGCCCGATTTGTGCATATCAATCCACATGGCGCGGATTTTATGCGTGATATTTGACCGCACTTTAGCGCGACTTGTGGCAGGCGAGCGTCCTTGTTTTGAGCGGACTTTAAAGCCTTTTGCTTTAATCTCGTCAAACACTTTAAGCAGGTCTGCCATGCGCATCTCTTTTGTGCTTTGCTTGCCGGTCAACCCTTTAAGCATGGTGCGATATGTTAAGTCGTCCATGCCGAGCTGTTGTCTGGCGATGTGGATCAGTTGGATCAATTTAGGTTTTGTTAATGCGTACATAAGCACCCTTAATCATTTTTTTCAGTTTTTCAATGTTTTTACGCGCCGTTTCGGGGTCGCTTTTATATTCAATCTGCGTTAATTTCGGCTCTTTTCTTGCCGGCAACGCGTCAAATAATTCTTTCGGAGTCGGAAACCATTCGCAGGTCTGTGCAAGTTTGGCAAATGCAGCGTTAAATCTCGGCTCGTCGATTGTCTGCTCAAAGCGTTTTTTATAGGTTATCACCCTAAACCACGCTTCCATCACATGCTTAATTTCGTCCTCGCGCGGCGCGTTTTTGAGTTTCAACAGCACTAACATAGCAAACCCGTTGGCGATAGCCCGTTTTAGCCATTGTTCATCCATTCGCCAATCCCTTTAATCACTCTCATTGTGTTACTTTTTGGCGCGGTTTGAGCCGAAACAGCCGTAGATTTAACCGCACTTTGACCCTGCCAACGGCTAATAATCTCAAACAAATAGCCGTGGTTTTTCATCGGCAATTTTAAGTTGTGTCGGCTTGCTAACATGCTATTAATCGCATAAATCCACGCCTCAACGGGCGCAGGGTAAGTTTTGCCGTCGCGTTTGATTTCGCCTGCCTGCACGCAAGGCAACAACTCGCCCAAAATCACCGCCACACGGTCAAAACTCAGCGCGGATTTTTCGGGGCGAAACAGCCCCAAATAACTGATTAACGCCTTGCCTAGCTCGCCGTTAAACGATAGCGCAAGGGCAATAGCCTCTCCCGCTTTCTCGTTCGCCACAAGCGCGTCAAGCGAGTTAATCGCACCGCAAGCGGGGCATTTACATTTCATTTTTAAACCTCGTTTAAAGTCTGTTTAAAACACATTATTCAGCCCACTGATATTGCTTAATGGGCTGTAAATGGGTTTTAGCCTCTATCTGTCCGCCAACTTAAATCTTTCGGCATTTGGTCTGTGATGTCTTCTTTTGCCCACTTCAAAAATTTATCTATCGGTACTTTCGGATAATGGCGACCATCTTTTACTGTCGGGCTGTCATATTGCACATAAGCACCGTCCAATAACTCTCGCCCAATATGTAGGATCTGGCGGTCGTTAATCAATCTAAAAAATCCCGATGTGGTTTTGCGTTTCGCCGAGTAAACGTGACCGACTTTTAAATCTTCTTTTGTGAGTTCTTTCATTACGCACTCCCTAAATTACATGCAATCCAACCATTATTCTCTTTCATCTCATCACCCCCCAATTTAGTCGTTTCTTTCCCATTCACCCCATGATTTAACGTAACTTTCGACCCTTGTTTATAGCCTTGACTTAATGCCAATCCGTAGTCTCTTGTTTCGCCTGCATCGCGCACTTTCGCGGTCTGTAGGTCTTTAAAACCGTTATATCGGTATCGCTCCAACTTGCCTTTTTCTTCCGGTGTCATTGCAAACTCTTTAACGTTTTCATGGACGCCAAACACCCAACCTTGGCAAAATTCATCCCCACGGGAAATTAGCGTTGAGCGTTTTAATCGCTTGCTTTGTGTCGCTAAAAACTCCTTGCGGGCGGTTTGTAACTGGCGATATAACACGTCAAAACAGTAAGAGGCAATTTCAGGGCGTTCCTCCGCGCCATAAAACACAACGTGCATTTTTTCTTCCGCCTCGTCTTTGTCCGGATAAAAATTAGACATGTAAGCATCTACACCAAAAGCCCGTGTAATTACACCAACCAACTGATGCACATAACGCGCCGATTTCTTCGCGGTTTTCTGTTTGCCGTGATACTGACTAAACTCAATTTCCACTTGATTAATGCGATTTTCCTGCATTAATTTTTGCGCCATCTCTAACGCTTTCGCCGCTTCGTGCGGGTTTGAGGACTTACTCAACGCCAATAGCTTTTTGATTTTTCTAAGCGTTTTCTCGTTTTGCATATTAGTGACCTTTTCTAACTTTAATGTTATAACCCAACAGCTCATTTTTGCCGTCATCAATCCAAGTCATACCGGGCGATTGCACTTTAACCTCACCCTCAACGCCTTGACGTTTTATCAAGTCATTTAAAATCGCTATGTCACTAAATACCGATTTTGTTGTATAAAACCACGTCTTTAAATCGGGTAACATCCGCTCAAATTGTTCCGGCGAAAGTTGCAAAAAGTCGCTCAGTTTTTCAAATTGATAAGTGTTTTCCGCTTCTTGGTTTTGTTGTTTGTTTTCTTCTGTCATATTTTCACCTATTCTTCAACTTCAAACTCGGCATATTGCTCTTTAATAAAATTCAAAAACAAATACCCCATACCGTCTTTCACATTCATATCTAACGTAATGTCATCGTCGGTTTCTTCGCAAATTATGTTGATATTCGTCGTAATTTGCTTTTCAGCATCTAACTTATCTAAAAAATGAGCAATAACGCGTTCGCTATTTTTAAACATCAGCATAATAATGATTGATAATTGAGCTTGACAAAATTCAGGCGTTTTATCGCCGTTTAAATCTTTGATGGATATGCCGATTTCGCCGTTTTCTTCCAATTTTGCTGTAAAGTTTATTGTTGTTTCGTGCTTCATTTTGTTTCTTCCTTGCCCAACTCTTCAAACGATATATTTTGCTCAAGCGAATCAAACACCATTTCCCGCACCGTTTGCATTTGTTGTTTAAATGATAATTTGCCCCAAGCCTTTTTAGATACAACAACCGTTTCGTTTATGCTCTTGCTTTTAACTTCAGCAGTAATCAAAAGGCGCAATTCATCTTTGTGTTTTCTCATAATCAATCCTTATTTGTTGGCTTATAAACCTGTCTAATCAACGCCTCATAGCGATTTAAATCGCCTTGCACCGCCCGAAATAAGCGCGTAGTTTCCTGTGCGTCGCCGTCGATTAAGCGGTCTTTTGCGATTTCCAGCACATCCACGGTTGCAACCAAATCTCGGATTAAATCCGCTTTGACTTGCTCGTCGGATCTAAAAGGTTGTCCGATATAACTCATCTTTAAACCTCTTCCACTTCTATAACGTCATAAACCTCAGTAATTACATGCGGTAACATATTGATGTCGTTATTGTTTAAATCGCAAACTTCTAACGCTGCTTCAATAGTTTCCGCCTCGATTGGTAGTTCTACCATGCCGTATAAACGGACCAGATATTTCGCCATTTTTAGCTCCTCTTTTGTTGTTAAACTCATTATTCAGCGCACTGCGCGCAATGCGCTGTAAATAAGCTTATCGGCGGGTGAGGGCGAGCATAATCACTATCGCGATAAAACTGCCCCAACCCCAAAACGTCATTAATGTCATTAATCTATCGTCCATTTCATTTCCTTTTTATTACAACCACTTAGCGCAAATAACGAACAACACTAGCGCAAATAACAGATAAAATTTAGCGAGTAGTAACAACAGCTCCATCATTATTTTTCTCCTTTTCGATCCGTCCGCACCAACGCTCACAAAATGCCGCGCGGCGGACTGCCCATTGTTTGTTTGCCTCTTTCTTGGCTTTGCCTGCGGCTTTGTGCCAAACTGACGCCGCGTAGCTTAAATCGCCTGCGCGTTCTACTTCGCGTGCCAATCCTGACAATTCTTTGTAATTCATTTCCATTTTGCGCCCCTTACACATTCGCCAAGTCCAACGAGATCGGCTCGTAACGGTCGGTGTCGCCCACGCGCTTATAAATGCGGATATAAGACTTGGAGCCAACCACTTGCACGCTGTCAGAAATCGCGTCCATGGCGCGCACCCAACGCGAATCACTGATATTTACACGGCGCAAGGCTAAAATTTTGTTGGTGTTGAGGTTGCCCTCTTTGTCAACATCAAAGGCGCGGTCGATAATCGCTTTTAGCTCGGCGCGACTGCCAGCCGCCCAGTCTTGCAAGCATTCTTCGATTAAGGCTTTTGCTGCCATAATCCGTTCATCAAATTGCAAATGCTCGCTAATGGCGCGTTGTACACGGTATTTGCCATCAAAGCTGTAAACTGTCACATTGCCTTTTTTACCCCCAATTTGCGCGCCGTATTGCTCGGCGGAAAGCTCAACAAACGCGGAAATATCGCCAAACACTTCGTTCTTAAAGCCTTTTAAGATTTCTTGCACGATTTCGGCTTTGCGTACAATGTCGTTGACTAACTCATCGCGCTCTTTGTCGATGGCTTTAATTGACGCCTCGGGGATAAGCGCACCTTTTGCATTTCGGCGGTAGCCTTGCGGAATTTCTTGGTTTTCCATGTTTACTCCTAATTAGTTGATGGTGTTGTTAAAATCAGTATTCGGATAATGCTTTTTCAGCCATTCCCACGTTTCTTTCTCTTGCTGTGGGGTCATATTCGGCGGCGTATCGCCAAACTCCTCGTTCCATTGCGCTTTTGCCAACATTTCCCAGCACGCTTTGTCGTTATCGTCGCACTGTCCGGCTGGCTGTGCGCCAAGGCTAAAAAGTGCGGTCAGAAATAACAGTGTTTTTACGGCTTTCATTATTCGCTCCCGGTCATTTCCGCTTGCGCGGTTAAAATAAGGTCTAGTGTGATGCCGGTGCCTTGCCCTTTGGCAGTCATTCCGGCGAGGCGTAAATATTGGGTTAGGGCGCGCAGTCCGCCTGCTTTACCGCCGATGTCGTACAATACGGTCATCAAATCTTTATCTTGCACATCTAAGCCCCAAGCCTGTGCCACCGCCTTAATATCGCCTTTTTTGCTGGCTTTAATTTGGCATTTTTTGCCGATACGATTCCAAAGTCGCGCATATTCGTGCGCTTGGTTTGCACCGCCTTGCATTTTGGTGTAAACCTTGTCATTGCCGATTAATGCAAAGCCCACTTCGGCTTTTTCTTGCAAGTAGCGCAATTCTTCGATGGAGTCGTAAGTTAGGTGATCGCTTTCATCAACAATCACTAAGCCCTCAGTGTCTTTTAAATTGTCTAAAATAAGGCGACTTAAACGGTCTTTACGGCGCGGTGCGTCTTTAATGCCAAGCTCTAACGCCAACTCATACAAAAACGCATTCAGGCTTGCGCGTGACGGGCTAATAGTAATCATCCACACGTTTTGATAGCGTTTTTTGTATTCTTGGCATGCCTTGGTTTTGCCTACACCGCTTGCGCCAAAAATCGGCACGATGGTTTTGCAAAAGCGCGCCATGTCTAACGCTTTAAATACTTTATCTGCGGTCGGAATTTCGATAAAATGCGGTGCTTCCACAAACACTTTTTCTTTCTTATCGCGGGTGCTTAACCAGCTTGCTAGTACGTTTTCAATGTTTTCCACATTGCCTTTGTATTTACCGCCTAAATAGCTGCTTAACGCTCCGCTATTTACCCCCATCTGACGCGCCAATTCCGCTTGGGTAAACTCGCCAGACTTGATTAATTCGATAATTTGCTCTCTTGATGTCATTTTTTGTTGCTCCTTAAATGTGATTTAAACTCGGTTTAAAGCCCTTTTTCTTTCTTTATCATCATCGCAAGCCCTTTTTGCCAGCCTTGCTCAAATTCGTTTTCTTCGTCATCGTCCAGCTCGAATTCCACCTTGCGCATCGCGCTGCCGTCGCGCACAACTTGCCACATTTGTTGGCTTGCTTCGGTTTCGCTTTCCTCAAACTCGACATCCGGCAGGTATTTCGCCGCTTCTTGTATCGCCATTTCCTGCGACGCTTTCGCCGCTTTCTTGGTGTGGCGTACAAATTCTTTTTCTTTGCGACCGTGGTCTTGTGCGCTTGTGATGTCGCCAAAGCCTGCCGCTAAGGTACAACTCGCCTCGGCTAAATAACTGCCGTCTAAGCCGTACACCCAAACTTTGTCGTGCAAATTGTTCGGGTCAAAGCGCACAACAACGCGGCTGTGCGAGGTGCCGATTAATTCGTAGGCTTCGTAGCGGTTGTATAGGTCGTTCACTTTTCCGCCTGCTTTCAGCGTAAATGTGCCGTTGTCTTTTAGCGTTACTTCCTCGTGTAAGGTCAACAAATAGCGTAATTGTTCCGGTGTGGCGTAGCGTTTTTCCGCGAGTGCATAATCGCGCTCAAAAGCTTGTTTAAAACTCAGTTCGCCTTGGCAAATTTCGGTTTCTCGTTTTAAACGCTCGTTAAACATTTGGATGCCTTGTTCTAAGGCTAAAATAAAGGTTTCGTAGTCTGCACCTGCCTTGTTGCCTTGATAGTTATCAGGCTTATCAAGCGCGTTGTCGCCTGCATGAAAACCTGCAAGGGACGGGTGCTTGTCTATCAACACCCAAGCCCCCATGCGAAAATGCACGCTCAATCGGCTTGGCTTGCCCGCGTCCGTGTCCGTATCTCACGGTGGTCCAGTGCAGTTGGATACCTAGCGCGGGGATAATCCCGATCACTTCGTCTTGGCGCACTTTAAAGCGGTAACGGTTTTTCACCCCGCCTGTCATTTTTTTGTTGGCTGCTGCTTTGGTGTTATCAATAGTTAAATGTTTCGGGATGCCGTACTTGTTGACTAAATCCAACAACGCAAGGCGGATCATGTTGGTGTTTTCCGACTCGTCGCAACGGTAAGCCAAAATCATGCGGGTGCGCACGTCCTGCCATAGCCACGTTTTAGGGCGGATAATGTTGCCGTTATGCCAACGCACCCAAACGTTGTGCTTGTAACCGTCCCCGTTCACCCATTCCATGGCGTCGATATTCGCCACGGTGCGCACCAAGGATGGAAAATATCTGCTCACCGCGTACTCGCCCTCTCTTAAATACACTTGGTGCATTTTCGGCACCTCACGGGTCAGTTTGCGACGCACCGAACTTTCAGCCGGAATAGACCAGCCATTCTCTGCTGCCGCGTGTTTCAAACGTTGATAGCAAGATCCGAATTGCGGGCGTTCAGGGCGCAAATAATCAGCTTTAAAAAATGCCCATGCTTCCTCGCTAAACTCCGCTTCACGGCTTTTGCCGTTGCTTCCGCGTTCGCTAATCAATAATGGTAACCAAAGGCTTCTGTCCGCGTCTTTCACGCGATACCACCATCTTTTTAACGCGCCCACCGAGGTGGTTTTTTCGTTTTTCTTGGCGCATTCTTGATTATGTTTGCCGCACACCAACTCAAGGGCATCAACCACTTTTGTGCCGCCTTTGACTAGCTCCGCAACGGCAAACATCGTGCCGAGTCTCGCTTTGGCTTCGGTTTGTTGTTTGGTGTTGCTTTGTTCGTAGTGTTGCCACAATAATTGCGCGTCTAGGCTTGGTGTCGCTTCCGCCAAAACAGGCAAATTTTTAACCGCACTTTTGCTTTGTTTAACCACGATTTCCGCTTGCACGTTTTCGGGCATGGATTTAACGGCGTATTCAACACCGCCACCTTTTCCAACTCTTTTTTGAGTTGTCCAGCCATTCTTTTTAGCTTGATAAATAATTCCTTGCACCGAATTAGGTAAACAGGCTAAACTTAAATCAAGTAATTCTTTGGCTGAATAGTGTGTTTTCAGGTTGTTGTTATTCATAATTAACCTCAAAACTATCTATCGGCATACTTTTTAAGGTTGCGTTTTTCATAACGCGACGCCCAAATAGTTTCGGCTGATACGCCTATTGCCTCGGCAATAATGCGTTCACCTTTAAGCCAAGGGCGGTCGAGCGCGTTTTTTAATGTGCTACCGTTGCTATAGCCATGTTTCAACGATAACTGGCGCAATGACCAACCTTTTTTTGCTAATGCGGCTTTGATGTCTTCACGATGCCAATCAGCCGTTTTTTTAGTTTCGTTTAATGTCCTCATTAGATAACCCCATTCGTTAATCTAATGAGGATATTAAACTACTTAAATACGCTACGCAAGTTTAAAAAGAGTCTTTTAAAGTTAAGTGGTTACTTTTTAATCTATTCTTTTGTAGTTCATGAGCGTAACTACTTGAGTTATATGGTTATATAAGTAACTTTAAAAAAATAAAAGAATTTGTTCGGAGTTTTTGAAAGTTATGAAGATTAAGTTTAAAAATACGTCCCTCATTGGTAATCGCATAAGAGACGAAAGAGAAAAGGCAGGAAGAAGCAGGAATGAACTAGCCGACACATTAGGCTTATCCTTATCTACATTACAGTTATGGGAAACAAATGAAAGAGAGCCGCAAGCCTCAATGATAATCACTATTGCGGAAGAATTAGGCGTAAGCCCAAGTTATTTATTAACGGGCGAAACGGAAGAGGGGGAAGTAAAAACGCCTGTGGCTAAAACCCAACCGACACAACAAATTCAAGATATATCAATGATTAATAGCTTTGAAACGATTAGTGTTTCGGCAGGTTTTGGCAGCTTTAACGAGGGCGTGACCGAACCGGACGGACAAGTGCCATACGATGATGAGCTATTACGTAAATTAGGCGTAAAACCGCGCCACTGCGCCGTATTTTGGGCGAGCGGCAATTCAATGCAACCCACCATAGATAACGGCGATCAGTTGCTTGTGGATTTAGACAGAAAGGATATTAAAAGCGACAGCGTTTACTTGGTGCAAAACGGCACAAGCGTGTGGGTTAAGCGCGTGAAAGTGCGCTGGAACAGCGTTGAGCTGATTTCAGACAATAAAGAGGAGTACGACCCGATCATACTCACCACCACAGACGCAGAAAACCTGCAAGTAATCGGGCAAGTGGTGCATATTGGCAAAATATTGATTTAAACGCTTTAAACCCAATAACAACGGGCGTTTAAACGTTTTTTAAAACAAATTTAAACGGAATTTAAACGCCCCTTTAATTTTTCCCACTTCAACTGGCGAAAACGCCTTACTTTAAAAAAACCGCCAATTTTTCTCGCTTTTAAGTTTCACTCAATAAAAAAGGGCTCGCATTTCTGCCAACCCTTGATTTTATTGATTTTGACCCACTTAATTCCGCTTAATTTAACTTAATTCCTATCTTTATATAAATTTCTCACTTAAAGTGGTTGGATACACCTTGCTAATAACGCACAAAACAAAGCGGTCTATTTTGCTAAAATTATGCAAAATAGACCGCTTATTCAAGTAAGCTATTGCTAGCGAATATTATTGTTCCAAAGTAATCGTGTCTTTAATTTTTTTCAGTGCCGCATTTTCAAGCTGACGAACACGCTCAGCTGAAATACTATATTTAGCAGCTAATTCGTGTAATGTGGCTTTATTTTCATCTAACCAGCGTGTTTTAATAATATCTTGACTGCGTTCATCTAATGTAGCTAACGCATAGGCTAATTTAGCCGTTGCCTCACCGGTATGCTGTTCTTCTTCCAATTCATCAGCAAAATTTGAGCTATTATCTTCTAAATACATAGACGGCACATAAACTTCACTTTCATCTTCATTTGCAGAAATATCAAAGCCAACATCTTGCCCTGTCATACGCGATTCCATTTCACGCACTTCTTCAGTTGAAACACCTAAATCTTGTGCGACTTGCTGAATTTCATCTTCATTAAACCAAGCTAAACGATGTTTATTTTTGCGTAAATTAAAAAATAGTTTACGTTGTGCCTTCGTGGTAGCCACTTTCACAATCCGCCAATTTTTTAATACATATTCGTGAATCTCTGCTTTAACCCAATGCACCGCAAAAGAAACCAAACGAACACCCACGTTTGGATCAAAACGTTTTACTGCTTTCATCAAGCCGATATTACCCTCTTGAATTAAATCGGCTAACGGCAAACCATAGCCCATATACCCACGAGCAATATGAATCACAAAACGCATATGCGACAAAATAAGTTGCTTTGCTGCATCAACATCTTCATCATAATAATAACGCTCTGCCAACGTTTTCTCTTGTTCCGCGGTTAAAATCGGGTATTGGTTGGCCATTCGAATATAACTATCTAAATTACCTTGCTGAACAGGTAAACTACCTTGAACTAACGCGGGGTGCATTATTTTATGTTGCAGTTCAGACTCTTCTAAAATATCCTGATCATCAGCATCAGCTTCAAGAATTTCAGCGTCCTCAATCTCATATTCATCAAATTTTTTCAT